AGGGAAACCACGGCTGGGCGTGGGTAAATATCCCAGCTCAAATTATATGAGGTCACTTAGGTGGCCTTTTTTATTGGCGGGTAATAGTTAAGGGGTAAGAGATGAGTCGACGGCTTGAAATATTGAAAGGGTCGCTGATAAAGAAAGAGACGCTGTTCGATGAAAAGCTTCAGCATCACTTCGATACTGTGGCTCAAGCCAACGGGCAGCCGCTCAATGACAAGCGCAATGGTCGCGCAACTCTAAATCATTGGGATAAGCAAAGCGACTCGCTGCGAACGTTGGACAGCAGCATCAAAAAGACCAAAAAGGCAATCGAGCGCGAAGAGATAAAAATTGCGGTGGTTGAGTCTGTAAAGCTTCCGAGCTACATCGAATCCGCTATCAACGATGGCTTAATAACGCAGTGGCGAAAGTTCCCGCGCTTCTTCTTCGTAAACGGTGTCTCAGGCGGTCGAATAGTTTTAGATGAAGAGAACGGCATGATTTCTCATCGATATTTAAACAGGGTAACAAAAGGAGAATATCCGATTTTTAGGGATGTTTTTAACAAACTAAACAGGCTGTCAAAAAGCTAAATCAGGTCGCATAACGCGGCCTTTTTTATTGGCGGGTAAATGAGGAATGAATGATGGGTAAGACCTGCAAAAACAGATACTGCATTGATGGAATAGATTTCATCCCTTGTTGCTCTGGTCATGAATGTGGGTGCATGGGCCAGCCAGTTCAGGCGAAGTTCTGCACTGAATGCAACGCTGATAAGCGCGAACCGACTGATGAAGAAGCTATCCAGTTACTTAACTACGTTGAGTGGGTCGACGATTAATCCAGTGACCTTACCACTGGCTCTTGTTTAGGGGCCTTTGGCAAGACCACTAGATGAGGTGATGTATGGCATGTAAATGTTTTGATGAAGTTAGCGAGAAAATGAAAGTGCATATTTTGGAGCGTCGGGGCGATGACGTGGCCGAGGTTGCAGAAAGCGGCTTTGCGCATAGCGTACTGGTGTTTGCTGAGGGGGATTTTTGCAGCGTCAGGCTGCCGTACACCTTCCGTTTCTATAAGCGTAAGAAGAGCGGTGAGTTAGAGCAGCGCCTCACTAATGGTGATAGCAGCGTATCCATGAATTACTGCCCGTTCTGCGGTACTAAATTCGAAGGCAAGGCGAGAGGGTGAGATATGAGTGAGAAAAAAATTCCAAAAAAATTACCTGACTTTATTTATGCAGTGGGCAAAGAGGCCGCAAGAAGTTCATTCGTGGATTTTCTTGAACATTGGGGTATTAGCGTAGAGGAGTACGAGGAAATAAGTAAATTCTTCTCAGAGCTTGGTATCAAAACTTACTGCTAACCCTCCCCACCCCCACCAATCCCCAGAGTAAATAACTGACAACTGTCGGTGTTTTGCTGTGGGTTAAACACTACTAATTAAACCGGAGTATCCCATGCATACCTTTTGTATTAATGGGCAGACCGCATCGGGCTGCTCTACTAACTATTTGACCAAAATTCAGCATTTACCAGCCTACCGCCTAACATCAGCCAGCTTCACTCCCCCACCACGCAAGAGCTTGCTGGACAAGATAGTTGAGTTTCTACGCTCAAAGGGGAATCCGCTATGACAAAAAAGGAACTTAAGTGGTGGCATAACCACTGGCTGGTTAATGCTCGAGCTTGCCGGGTTGCCGGCAGTAAGCGTTCAGCAGCCAATTATCTCACCTGTGCAGCCGCCAAGCGGCGCATTTATCAAATGGATGCGTCGGTATCGATTGAGCTTAGGGAGGCTGCATGACACAGGACGAGCGTTTTTATGCAGCACTCGAATCAGTTGCATGGACGCGACTGATAGCTGATCCACGCTTCACGGATGAAATGGCACAGATAGAAGCCAATGCAGATCATCGCACAAGTCAGCAGCAACAAAGAATTCAGGAGGCACATGATGACCGCTGTTTATAAAGCTATCGCAGGTGTGGCAAAGGACTTGTCAGAGGTCGGGATTTCAAAGGATAGCCGCAACCAGCAGCAGGGTTTTCAATTTCGTGGCATTGATGCCGTGTATAACGCTTTATCGCCTGCGCTGGTAAAGAATGGCCTTGTGATACTGCCGCGCATTACTGAAAGGACGGTTTCTGAGCGTGTAACTGCAAAGGGCGGTGTCCTGTTCTATGTCGTCGTTAAAGCGGAGTTTGATTTTGTCGCCACGGAAGACGGCAGCAGCCACACGATAGTGACCTTTGGTGAGGCGATGGATAGCGGGGACAAGGCCACAAACAAGGCTATGTCAATAGCATACAAATACGCTGCGTTTCAGGCGTTCTGTATCCCAACAGAAGAGACAGCGGCCGATCCTGATGCAGAAATTCATCACCCAGCGCCCCGAACTCCAGATCAAATACTTGCCGACTTCACATCACAGGCGAGTAACTGCCAGTCATTGAATGAGCTAAAGGGAATCTATACGCCAGCATGGAATGCGATGGCTAATTCAAAAGAGCACCAGGATAAGTGCGTTGAAGTATTCAGGCACAGAAGCACAGAACTAAAACCACAAAAGGCGGCATAAATGGCTAGCAGAGGCGTAAATAAAGTAATTTTGGTCGGGAATTTGGGCCAAGACCCAGAAGTTAGATATATGCCGAACGGCGGCGCGGTAGCCAGTATCACCCTCGCAACATCGGAAAGCTGGAGGGATAAGGCGACAGGCGAGCAAAAGGAAAAAACTGAGTGGCACCGGATTGTGCTGTTTGGGAAGTTGGCAGAAGTGGCTGGTGAGTACCTACGGAAAGGCTCTCAGGTCTACATCGAGGGAGCGCTGCAAACACGGAAGTGGCAAGACCAATCAGGGCAGGATCGCTACACAACGGAAGTGGTGGTTAACGTCGGCGGCACGATGCAAATGCTCGGCGGGAAGCAAGTGGATTCACAGGGAGCACAGAGCCAAGGACGGCAACAATCAGGCCCACAACAGAATCAGCAGCAATGGGGCCAGCAACATGCGCAGGGACAGCAACAGGCAGCGCACCAAAGCAGCGAACCACCAATGGATTTTGACGACGACATTCCATTCTGATGTAACAACTCCCCGCAGGTAATCTCATGACAATCAGAAAAGAAAACTATGCAGAAATAATTGCAGGATGCCTCTCGGCTTTTGATTGTGCAAAGCGGGGGGAAGAGCACGAACGGCTGAACAAGATGATTATCAGGACGATAGGCAGGATAACGGCGAATTACCCTCGCTGCCCTGCTCACTTATTACCGCTGGAGCGGCAGCCGTTTAGTTTAAGCAATCCCGCACCAATTATTACAACCAAGGTTGACCGTGAATACGCCGGTATTGGCTGGTCGGTCAAGCAGGACTAATCCCCCACCCNCAATCTGCTGAGGAATAGTTATGTCTGAAAATACTGATTATGAAACGTTAATAGCTGAGCGCAATGCTGCATTAGCTCAGGTGTGGCGACTGGTTGGTGAAAACGTCGTGATGCAGCAAATCATTGACTCAGTAACCGACCTTGATAACGAGCCTAAATATCACAGCGAAGGCATGGGCTGCGGCCTTGAAGATAGAGGAATCACTGACCGTTACGACGCCATGCAACATGGCTGGGAATGTGCGATGGAACGCGTTTACGGTGAGGTAATTCCCTGCGCTGAAGAATTGGATTTCTCAGCTACCACTCAGGTGCTTAACGAATATATAACCAGGAGTATTGTGGCTCCGGACGGGTACCAGCTTTGCTTTGTACCACTCGAACAAACCACCGCATTTAGAGACGCATGCACCACAGCATATGAGGAATCGCTGAGTGGAACTGGGCCGTGCGGGGTATTCATGGCCGCATACCGCTCTATGCTCTCCGCCGCGCCGAAAATTACCGCCAGCCTGAGGGGTGAGCATGAAATCAAATCGTGAAGCTAAGCGGCTACTTGGCATGTTCACTAACGGAAGGCTCCGAGTAAGCAATCTTGGCTGGTTAGTTTTTAGCGCTAATTACCCTCACGTATGGATGGAAAGGAATCTATCGGCTAGACAAAATCGCGCTAGAAAATGGCATAAGAAATT